CCGCAGAGGCGAACGACAGTACGGTATTCCAAACTGGCAAGTCCATGATTCAGCACTTCCATTTTTTCAAGTATGCCGCAAGTTGTTCTGCTTTTAGCGAGCTATCTGCAACATTCCCCGCCGCCAAGTTACAGCGGCCACAAAGCAGATCGCGCACCTCGCCGGTTTCGTGGTTGTGGTCAACACACGGGCGCGTATTTCGGACGCCTTCAAACGAACACGCAGAACTGCAACACGCACATTTTCCACCCTGCGCCAAAAGTTTCTCAGCAAAAGAGGCCGCAGAAATTCCATACTTCGCAGGCAGATTGTACTTCCGGGTGTCTGCGCGTGAACAGCTTTTGCACGCGTAGTTTAAGCCCGACAGTTGGTTCTTGTTTTTGTTAAACGCTTCCGGCAGTTTCCACTCCCGGCACTTGCTGCATCGGTATTCCCCAACGGCGTTTGCTGTTTTTGGCACCCGCCCCCAGTCACGTTTTACGCTTAACATTTCCAAGCCCTCAATGACTTATTGATCCGCGAGTCCGGGTCTTTCTTGGCCTTCTCGCCGGTCAGCTTCTTTTTCATGCCCTCCATCCGGGCGCAAAAAGAGTCGCGGCGTTTGCCGCCCTCTGGCTGGGGAGCCTTGAGGCCGGGCTTGCCGGGGTTCGCCTTGTTGTAAGACGCCCGCCCCTTGGCGTTCAAGCCGCCCTTGTCGGACTTGCCCTCTTTGCGTTGCCATGCTGGAGACTTAGCCATAGAACACCGTGATCTTTGCGGTGGCTGGGAGCGTTACGTGGACATTTGTACGAAACAAAATCCCTTGGCCGGGAAGCGGCATCGTAATTGGCTGCGTACCAGTACCGATGTTGAATTGCAGCAATATGGTGCCGCCTGACCCGCCATCACGGAAAATAACATCCCCGGCAGTACCGCCAGAAATGCAGTGGTAGGCTTTGACGCGGGTGCGACTTGACACCACAGTGCCTGTGGCTTCGGTGTGTATCGCTAGGACGTCGGTTTGCATCGTCATAATCAATCTCCTTTAAAACAGGGGCCGAGGCCCCCGAGATCAATTAGGCAGTGCGTGTAAACACGTATGCGGTGGCGCTGGAGAACATGATTGTGAATCGTGCCAGACCAGTAGCGCCAGCAGCAATCGTCAGGTCGCCAAACGAACCGGCAGTGTCAGCAGCAGCGCTGGACAAGATGCCATTGGTGGCAACCGCAATAGTCACAGTGTTTGCGCCAGCGGTGTTGTCAATGAACAAGTCAAAAGACGTGCCTTGAGTGGCGTTCAGTGCAGCGCCCAGAGCAGTGCCGGTAGGCAGTGTGATGGTGGTGGCGGCAGCCGAGGTCGATGCGATGTAACCAGCAGCAACTTGAGCCGCAGTGGCTGTAGCAGTGGCGTTAATGGCTTGCGCTGTAGTGTGGTCAACGATAAAACCGTTTTGCGATACGACTGGGCCGGAGAAGGTGGTGCGTGCCATGATAATTTCCTCATGCGGTTGAGGCGTATCTGTCTGCATGACGTCGGCCCGGAGCCGTCAGATACACCGGAAAAGTCCGGGAGTGGTGGCAATATACACCAAAAGAAAAAGGGGCACAAGGCCCCTTTTTCCGCTTCTATCAGGTCGAACCTGAAGAGCCCCACATACCCAATGGGTCAGACCAGCCGAACGAATAACGCTCGCGGGCTTTGTAACGGACGTTGCCGGTATCAAAGTCGCCGTCCATCGAAGTGGACAGAGCGGTACGCTCGAAGTGCTTCATGCCGTTTGGAACGTCGGTGCAAAGGAACCAAGCGTTTGTGTCGGTCAAGAAGTTGTTGACGGTGTAACCACCAGAGATGGTGCCCATCTGCTTCAACGCGTTGATGTCGTTGTCAGCAGTACCAACACGCAGTTCGGTGTCCAGCAAACGCTTGGCAACGAACATCAGTGCTGGAGGAATCACCAACTTGACGGGCTTGGCAGCGATCAACAGACCACGTTCATCAGTCCACGCAGCGATCTGGATGGTAGCGTTTTCCAACGATGTCTCGTTCAGGTCAACACCGGTAGTGGGGCTGTTAAAGTTAACGCCGCCGCCGACCAGAGGGTGACCAACGCGAGTGCCGCTGGAGTTGTTACCGAACAAGGACACGCCGTCGCCGCCAAGAGCGGAGCCAGCAAAGCCTGTGTTCAACACCGAAGCAGCTTTGACCTGCTTGGTGTAAGCCATACCGCGAGCCAGAGCCTTGGTGTAGCGGGCAGACAGACTGTCGTACAGGTTGTCTTCCACAGCTTCTTCCGTGATGGAGAAGCCCAAAGCGATGGTTTCGTGGGTGTAGCGTGCAGTGAAGGCTTCCTGCGCGTTGTCGTAAGCGATGGCGGAGCCTTCGTTCTTGACAGGAGCAGCGCCAAAACCGGACAGCTTGGTTTCTTCTTCGAACGAACGCTCAGATTTCTCTGTTTCGTAGAGTTCTTTGTGTTGCTCGCCGTAGCGTGCATATTCCAAACCGAACAAAGCGTTCAGACCGGGGAGCAGCTCTTTGAGCAGTTGTGCGCGTGAAATTGCCATGATTTAGCTCCTTAGATGCCAGTGGCGTTGCTGAAGGCGTGTGCGCCGGGATTGAACTTCACCAGAACGTCTGGGAAAGCGTCAGTCACAGGGGATGCAAAGCCAATGATTTTGAACGCAGCGGCGGCGGTCTGAGTGGTGGACTCCAAAGCGCTTGTCGAGTTACCTGTACGGGTAGAACCAGTAGAGGTGGACTGCACAGCCGCAAAGAAAGTGTTGGCACCGAGATCGGACTGGTCAGCAACGCCGTCCAGCTGAGCTTGGAAAGTCACGCTGTCATCAGTAATCACGTATGCAGTCACCACGCCGGTTGTGCCGGAGGGGTAGTACTGGCCGTAAATTTGCTGACCTTGTGCGTTGATGTAAGAGCAACCGACGAACACGCCGATAGCACCAAGACTCGCACCACCAAGGTTGTTGGTAGTCAGGTCAGCGCCAGTAGCGGTTGACAGAGCAATGTAACCGTCGGCACCGATGATGACGACTTGCCCGTAAAACAGGTTGGTCGCTTCGCCAGCGGGGTCGATCAGAAACTGCGAAGTAGCGCCAGCATAAGGCATGCCGTCGATACGGTTTACGGGGATCAGCCCGTAGGGGGTAGCTGTAAGTGCCATTTAAAGACTCCTTGTTACTTTGAACCAGAACCAAAACCACCACCGCGACTGGTCGATGACTTGCGGTCAGCGAAAAGCGGCATGCGGGGGTCATTGTTTCGCATGAAACTGTTATCCACAGATTCCATCTGGGCCTGCGCTTGTTTAGCGTAATACTCATCACGGGCTTGAGCGCGTTCACGTGGCATCTTGCAGAGCATGAGGCCGCCGAGTTCGACGTTGCCAGTTTTTGCATTACCCTCCAGCAGCAGTTCCGGATGGTCTACTGCTTTGACCGGTTCCCAACCTTCACGCATCTTGGTAGACACGTTCGTGTTTTGTGCTTCGCCAAGTACGTGTGTCGCAATCCAGCGATACACCATACCGGGTTCAGGGGTAGGGTCAGGCAGTGAACTCGCAGGTGTGTACACATAACGAGTCGTTTTATCGCGTGCCTCAAGTGCACGGGGGGTCCGGTTGATTGTTTCAGCCATTCGATTTCTCCAGTTTTGCTACTTCAGCAGCGTATTGCTGCGGGGTTAATCCGTATTTTTTCGCCAACGCAACCTGCGTAGGAGTCAACTGGACTTTGCGTGCCCCCGTCGAACGAGTCGCCGGAGCCACAACCGATGTAGGTCGCTTGGAGCTATCGCCAGATTTTGGCCGGTCTTCCGTACCTCCGAAAACTTCGGGGAACGTAGACTTCATGCGAGCATCAATGCGCTCGAAGTAATCGTCAGAGCGGGGATCAACCCCGGTGTTGACTAGCTTTTGATGCAGCCCTAGTGCAAAGCTGGTGACTTCCTCGTACCCCGGTGAACCGAACCACTGGTTTTTTGCCTGCCAGCGTGCAGTTTTATCGTCAAGTTCTTGACGGGGTGCTTGGTTTTGTTGCTGTTGTACCGCAGTTTCATCCACCTGTAAAGGGGTGGGCTTGAAATTTTTTGCAGC